AGCTGTCGAGCTTTGTGCCTTCCTTTGTATGGAATACGGACTGACCGAAAAGGACATCATCTGCCATTCTGAAGGTCACAAAAAAGGCATTGCTTCCAACCACGGTGATGTTATGCATTGGTTTCCAAAGCACGGCAAGAGCATGGATACTTTCAGATCTGATGTAGCAAAACTGCTCAAAGCAAATACTGCGACAACCGAGCTGACCACGGTCAATGATATCGTATGGGAACTTGCTCATCGTAGTATTATTACCAATAAGGAGCTGTGGCTGAAGAAACTCGAAGAGGATTCTAACAGTTATTGGCTTGCGAGAAAGACCGCAAACTATCTCCGAAATTTGAATAATTGACATATAAGCCTGTAGGGATTTTTTCCTTGCAGGCTTATTTTTTTTGCTTCTTTTGAAAAACACCCCCCCAAAAGCACCTATTTTTCTGCCTTTAGTGAAAGGAGTGTGTTTTTATGGCAAATGAAGCAATTGACAAATTGCGATTTCAAGGCTTGGGATACAGGAAAATAGCGGAAAAACTTGGGTTGCCAGAAGGGCGCGTTAAGAGCTATTGCCACCGCCATCCTCTTGATATAAAGCAAAAACTCTGTTTTGAATGCGGAAAACCTATAACAGCAACACCACATAAGCGAGAAAAAAGATTCTGTTCGGATAAATGCCGTTTGAAATGGTGGCACAAAAACAACGACCTGCTAAAGAAGAAAGCTGTTTATAAATTTGTCTGCCCACATTGTGGAACTGAATTTGAAAGTTATGGCAATAAGAACCGAAAGTATTGCTCACGCAAATGCTATGCAGAAGCAAGACGGAAGGAGGCCCCGGTGCATGGAGAATAAAAAAAACGAGTCTGTTTTGCTATATAAAACTGTCATGGCAGGAGTGAAGCAAATGCTAAAAAACGGACTGATTACTGCCGAAGAATATGCTGAAATTGATACAACAATTGCACAAGATTTCGGTGTATCTTTGTCGGTTATATATCGGCTGAAACCCTTGATATAACTGGCTTTTAGAGGTAATATGTGACACGGAAAGAGGTGATATAATGCAGAAAAGAATACAAAAAATACAGTTTGATACACCCTTACAAACCAAAGCATTAAGGGTTGCTGCATACACAAGAGTATCAAGCGGAAAGGATGCAATGCTTCATTCCTTGTCGCAACAAATTAGTTATTTCTCGGAGTTGATTCAACAGCATCAAGATTGGCTTTATTGTGGAGTCTATGCCGATGAAGCACTTACAGGCACAAAGGATACACGAGCGAACTTCAGACGGCTGATTGATGATTGTAGAGCCGGAAAAATCGACTTCATTGTTACCAAGAGCATTTCAAGGTTTGCGAGAAATACGGTTACTTTGCTTGAGACTGTTAGAGAGCTGAAATTGCTCGGTATTGGGGTTTTCTTCGAGGAACAGAACATCAACACACTCACAGCTGATGGAGAGCTTATGCTCACTATTTTAGCTTCTTATGCTCAAGAAGAGAGCCTCTCTGCAAGTGAAAATGTAAAGTGGCGAATTCAAAACGATTTCAAAAACGGCATCTTGCCTCTCTGCCATCAGCACATATATGGATATAAGCGGACATCAGATGGTGGATTAGAAATTATTCCTAATGAAGCCGAAATCGTAAAACGGATTTATGAGCTTTTTCTTGAGGGGTTCGGTTCTTTGAAAATAAGTGCAATTCTTAATGAAGATGGAATACCGAGTAATTCCGGGGAGCGATGGTCAGAGAAGAAAGTCCGTTACATACTTTCTAATGAGAAGTACAAGGGAGATTTGCTTCTTCAAAAGTCCTTCAGAACCGACCACTTGACAAAAAAGAGCAAACTGAATCGTGGTGAGCTTCCTCAGTATTATGTAGAAGACAACCACGAGCCGATTGTTTCAAAAGAAGTGTTCGATGCAGTTCAGCTTGAATTTGAACGCAGAAGAGAAAAACACTTAAAGATTACAATTCCGCAAAAATATGCCTTCACGCAAAAAATCCAATGCGGAATGTGCGGAAAGAACTATCGAAGAAAAGTCACAAGAACTCGTGTAGTTTGGATATGCTCGACTTTTGATAAGCATGGAAAGAGCGAATGTGCAGCGAAACAAATTCCTGATGAGACACTTTGCTCCGTTACAAACGATGTTCTTGGAACAACGGAATTTGATGCAGAACTTTTTGAAGAGCAAATTGCAAAAATCATAGTGCCGGGGCCGAACAAGCTCACTTATGTTTTTAAAGATGGTCGCACCGAAGAAAGGTCATGGGACGACCGCTCACGAGCTGAAAGCTGGACCGAAGAAATGAGACAAAACGCTCGTCAAAAAACACTTGAAAGGAGGAAGTCAAATGGCTAAAGCCGTAACAGTAATCCCTGCAACAATCAATCCACTAACAAGGCTGCCTTCGTTGTCTTTGCAACGCAGAAGAACCTGCGGTTACGCACGAGTTTCTACCGACAAAGACGAGCAGTTCACTTCTTATGAAGCACAGGTCGATTACTACACCAAATACATCAAAGCGAAGCCTGAATGGGAATTTACCACAGTTTACACAGATGAAGGCATAACGGGAACGAACACAAAAAAGCGTGATGGCTTTAATCAAATGATTGATGACGCCCTTGCCGGAAAGATTGACCTGATTGTAACGAAATCCGTCAGCCGTTTTGCACGAAACACAGTTGATAGTCTGGTTACCATCCGTAAGCTGAAAGAAGTTGGTGTTGAGGTATTCTTTGAAAAAGAAAACATATGGACACTCGACAGTAAGGGTGAGTTGCTCCTCACTATAATGTCGAGCCTTGCCCAAGAAGAGAGTCGAAGTATTTCAGAAAATGTTACATGGGGAAAAAGGAAGAGTGCGTCTGACGGCAAAATCAGCCTCGGTTACAGTCAATTTCTCGGTTATGATAAAGGCCCCAATGGTACGATAGTGGTAAATGCGGAACAGGCGGTGATTGTCAAACGAATCTACCGAGAGTTTATGCAAGGGAAAACTCCATTCACAATCGCAAAAGAACTCAAAGCAGATGGCATACCGACTCCTTCCGGGAAGAACACCAACTGGCGTGCAGGAACAATTGAAAGCATCCTAACCAATGAAAAATATAAAGGTGCTGCACTTCTTCAGAAGAAGTTCACAGTTGATTATCTATCGAAAAAGATGAAGGTCAACGAGGGTGAAATTCCACAGTACTATGTAGAAGATAGCCATGAAGCAATTATTCCACCCGATGAGTGGGAAGATGTTCAAACCGAAATGCTTCGTCGTAAACATTTAGGTCGAAGATACAGCGGAAATAGCATTTTTTCAACTCGCATTGTATGTGCTGATTGCGGAACATACTATGGCTCTAAAGTTTGGCATTCAACGGATGAAAGGTATAGGCAGGTCATTTGGCAATGCAATAATAAGTTCAAAAATGATGAAAAGTGTAAAACACCTCATCTAACAGAGGAACAAATAAAACAAGCCTTTGTTGATGCTTTTAACTGCTTATTTCAGGGCAAAAAACAAATCCTTGCAAGCTATCGAAAGATTGCAGCATTGTATACTGATTGCAGTTCAATCGACACAGAACTCGATGCTTTGAAGCAAGAACTTGAAGTAATCACCGAAATGACACACAAATGTGTTCAAGAAAATGCTACATCACTTCAAAACCAAGAAGAATACCTCAAACGCTATAATGACTTAGTTGCAAAGTATGAAGCCCTCTTGGAAAGAGTGAAGGAACTCGAAACAAAGAAATCCTTGAGACTCGGTCGAGCCGAAGGTTTTGAGCGGTTTATAAAGTTTTTTGAAAAGCAAAACGGAGCACTAACCGAGTTTGATGAAGATGTATGGCTTCAAGCAATCGACATTGTAAAAGTCAAAGCAGATGGTCATTTGATTTTTACCTTTCAAGGTGGTTCAGAAATTGAAATATAGCGAGGTTGCGATTATAAAATGATACCAACCAAAAGGACTCCTGCTATGGATGTAGCAGGAGTTTATTGTTGTGTATAGATTATTTCCATAAAATCATCGATTTTGCAGTCCATTGTATTACAAATCTTTTCTATGATTTTCGTGGTTATATGTCGGTTTTTCCTCAATGTCAACATATTATGAGGACTCAATCCGGCAGCCTTCATGAAGTCTTTTTTCTTCATTTTGCGGTCAATAAGCATATGCCACAGTTTCCTATAACTAACACCTATCTGACCATTTCATTCATAATTGGTATCTTCGATTTCTTCTACGCTTTCAGCGGTTGTATCTTCGATAGTGTCATCCTCGGGGTAAATGGCATCGTATGGTTCGTCTTCGGAATAATCTTCTTCGATATCAATAATGGAGAAATCTTTTGAATACAGCTTGTTCATCAAAAGCCTATTTGCATTATTTTTCTTTCGTCCGTTGTAAATGAGAACCATTGCCTCTGCATAACCCATTGAACCGGGACGGCGTTCCTTTGCTG